AGTTGTAAAAGGCTTACGTAAGCGTAATGTTCCTGTTTTTGCAGATGGCTACTACCGTTGTGTAGCTGATCCTTCATTCATGAAAGATCTAAGAGCTGATGCAGGCTTCAGAGAAGTTGCTAGATACCCTGGCATGGGTCAACCAAATCCTCTTATGGGTGGTGGTGCTCCTAATGCTTCTATTTATCAGGGTGGACAGTTCGGACAAGCTCAATTTGTTGCAGGCGAACCAGTCATGCCATCAGGCTTCGTGTTTGAAGGTGTAAGGTTCTTCGAAACAACTAACATGCCCTCCAAATCAATAACCGTTAACACAAACGATGGTAATGGTGCCGTATCACACGACACTCCACCTGCGTTGTTCTTCGGTCCACAAGCAATTGGTGTTGGTGTTGGTGGTCCAAATGCTCAGGTTCTCATTAATAACAATGATGACTTCAGCAGATTCATTATCCTTATCTGGCAGTTATATGCTGGTTTTGCGAACTTGAATAAGGACTTCATCACAGTAGCATTCACAATTAGCGATATTTAAGGGAGGATAACTAAACATGGCATCTTATAAAGAAGAAGCCGGAGCAATATTACAGCCCGGTAATCAAATCAATCGCCTTTCCTCCTACAACACTGAAGGAGTATTTGGCTGGCCAGGAATTGAAGCATTTGAACTGATCGGTTTTAACAAAGTTACAAACAAATCAGGTACAAAAGCAAGCTTTAAAACTCTTGATCTTACAGTCCCATCACCAGATCGTCGTCCAGATGATCGTGTGAGAGATGATCGCACAAGTTTGGTCGTTCAGGCATCTTCTGATCGTCCTGCTTATATTTATGGTGCAAGTATCGCTATTGGTCAGGATGTTCCTGCAGGCGGTCTAGCAACATTCCCTGCTTCACCAGTAACAGCTAACCTTCAAGGTACTAACACAGAAGTACTTTTATTTGGTCCTAGCAATAGTGGTGCACCTTTCGGTGTTCCAACTACACAGTTAAATGGTTTATCAGCAGCAAGTGCATCACTAGGCATTGGTGCTAGTGGAATCGCACAAGGTACATCTGATACAACAAACGGAAACTTACCTTTCTGGACATCTGTTTCATCATCAATCGCTCGTGCAGACGCAGCAGATTCAATGATGTTCAAAGTCACAGCAGATACAACATTTAAAGTGTTTAACGTCAACGCAATTACAGATACTTCTGCTAATGGCGATGGTGTATTTATATCTGATGATGATTCAACAGAAGGAAAAGCTGCATACATTCTTGGTAGAGTTAACTACTTAAGACCTGCAGCTGCAGTATCTTGGGATGATATACAAGCGTTTATCGACTTTGCATCGCAAGTCGGTGGCGGAGACGCATAATATTTTATGTGTTCATAAAGGAGCCGGGCTTATTGCTCGGCTTTTTTTATTTGCACTAAAAGTGTGGCTTGTTATTCTATTTATATAGATAATAATTAATTAAATGTTATTCAGATACAAAGAAACAGGTGCAATCGTGGAGAAGGTTTCTCATCATGGTGACGGAATCGTTATGTGTACAGATGCACAGGATGAAGTTTTATATATAGAAGAAAAAGATTTGATTCCACATCTGGAAGCAACCACAGAAAAATTAAAGACAGAAGAACGTCTTACTGAACAGCTGAAGCAAGAAGGTGTTAATCCTCCAAAGCCTACAAAGAAAGAAATTTTTCCTGTAGATACTAGAGTTAATATCAATACTGCCAGTGCTAGACAGCTTGCTGATGCGTTGCCTGGTGTAGGATTAAAGACAGCCAGGGAAATAAAAGATTTACAATCTTCTATGTTAGGTGAAAAGTTCATTAAGTTAGAACAGCTTAGAGCTATCAAGCGTATTGACTGGGATGAACTAATAAAAGATAATCTTATTCGTGTTGAGTAATGCAACTTGATGAATTTATTAAATCAAAATGTAAATGGCATTTGGGATATAATCAAACATCTATACCAGCAGGTGACTTAGCCAGATTAGAAGAAGCTTTGAATAATGTTCAGGATTCTTTTTGGGTAAGTAAAATAATTGAACAGGTGGGTAGATGTGATGAAGCAGAGAAAAGAACAGATATGACAGGAATTTTAAATAATAATATTACACCAGCAGGAAGACGTGAAAACATAGCTGGTGACGTGGATAGGACCATCAGTACAACTGATTATAAAGACACGCTCAAAACATGGACTGGTATATACTTATATGAGACGGATCGTTTAGCTCAACATCTTTACGTACCTAATTATCGTAATCCTGAGCAGGCTAGATATCGATTCAATCGTGAGGGTGCTGAATTTATACAGGCACTCCCTGGACCAGCTGATGTTGCAGTTGGAACCAGACTTATGTTTGCTACAGAACTTAGATAGTATTTATTATTATGGCTGGAAAAAAAGGAAAGATGCCACCTCAGCTTCTTGAATATTTTAAAAATAAAAATGAGAAGGATAGTAAAGGTGAAGAAAAGTCCGATAAGGATAAGCGTAAAGAAGCTTTAGAAAAAGCTACTAAAGCTAAAGACAAAAAAGAAGATAAATAGTTACGCTAAAATAAACTTAAAAGAAGGACAGTAAATTGGCATCTACCTCAACAAATAAACAACCTATGATGTTGGATAGACCAGCATCTACCAGCACCCTTGTAAGAACTCAAACAGGACAAGCATTTTCCACTAGTTTATTACCAACCTCGATTGGTAACGTAACTAAGATATTTGATGTGGACCAGGCATTAACGGATACTCAGATCAGTGGTGCATATATAGATGAGATATTTATTAGATATACAAAAGATGTTAGTAGAGTTATTGATTCTGTGACAGCAAGTGCAGCTACATATACAAGAGCTGCAGCTGTTCTGACTGTTACTCTAACTAATCATAATCTTAAAGTAGGACAGAAATTATTCTTTGACACACAGTCTGGTGGAGCACCAGTTGAAGAAGTCACTGTAACTGCTGTAACTGGTACAAATACTTTTACTGCAAATTCTTCTGCTTCTGGAACTATAACTACTAGTAATGTAAATATTCAAAAGCCTGTTGATTTTGTATTTTATCTAACGAATGTAACTACAGTTACGGGAACTTCACAATTCTTACCTCTATTTGTTGCTAATGTTGAATCTATTCCTGCAGATCAGAGTTTTAGTTTAACTGAAAAATTAATACTTCCATTAATAAATTCACCTGTTGCTCATGCAGGAAGTAACTTTAATAGTGCTACAAGCACACTCGCTCCTAAATTAAGAGGACTAATGTTACCTCGTGGATCAGCTCTACATGAAGGTATTAGTGGTACAGGTTCTCTTACTAATGGATTCTATGTAAATGTCCAAGGTGGATATTACTAAGATAAATGCCGAGAAGAAGATCTGGCTTTGGGACTTCTTTTGATAATTCTTTTAAAGGTTTCTCAGATGCTGTATTAAAAAAAGAGAAATCAAATCAAGGAGATTATACTGATACACCTTATCAGTTTGTTCCTTTAGGCAGGCAGGATGATTATAGTGAAGTGAGATTCTATGACTTTGATAGTACATGGTCTAGATGGAGACGTGGATATGAACTTTATGTTATAACTCAACAGTATTTAGGATCATCTGCCACAGGCAGAAATACAAGAGGAGACTTTAGAATGTTTTTTACATTCCAATTTTTCCCCGGTCTTTTCGTACCTGTAAGAATATTTACTTTTCCCAGTGCTGGTAATGAAGAAGGAGAACACACAGTTGGTATACGTGATGCTAATAGTCTTAACTTTTATGATCTTGGTTTACCTATTGATGCTGTTAGATATGTCACTGCAGCAAAAGCAGGAACATATGACAAGTCTGGGACTACTGTTACCATCACTCTGGTTGGACATGGGTTACGTGTAGGAGAAAGTGCATTTCTTGATTACACATCAGGAACTGCAGTTGATGAGACATTGATTATAACTTCTACGACTGAAGACACTTTTACATGTACAAGTGCAGCTTCAGTAACAACGGCTGGAACTGTAAATGTCAGACAGGAATTTGCAGATACAGCAGAAGGATTTGCTGATACCAGATGGACAGAGCAGAGAGTAAAGGTGAGAACTATGCCAACTCCAGTTACTTTATTAACAGGTGAAAGACTTGTAGATCGTGTAATTGAACGTGATTCTGGTATCAGTGGAACCTATTCTCAGTCAGGGAACACAATAACTGTAACTTGTAGTTCTGCTCATGGATTGTCTACAGATAATCAGGTATTTCTACAGATATCAACAGGCACTGCACGAGTAGGTTTGTACAAAGTCATAGTTACAAGCACCACACAGTTTACGGTAGAGTCAATTGCAAGTGTAACAACCAGTGGGAATGTAAATGTAATTAGAAGAATAAAAGGATTTGATTTTAATAATTATGTAGGCAATACGGTAACTGGAGTAGATCTGACAACTGAAGAAATATTATTCAAGCGTGAAGAAAGTTATGGAGTTCAATTTACTAATAATAAAGCAAAGACAGTAGTTCCTGCACCTAGAGGTTTTCTCGCATCTCAAGATAGATTCCTTACCACAGAAATTAGATATCAGTGTAACTGTCCAGACTTCATGCGTCGCAGAAAATATAATTTGTATAAGGATTCAACTGATGACAGATTTCCTAATACAGGTATTGAAAGTGTTATTCCAGGTACACGTCAAGATAGAGAAGGTAATGTAATTGATACTAGGGACAATATTGGAGTACATAATGATTTTGGATATGCTCCAACATCTAACTTTTATCAGATACCTGAATATAATGATGATCCAGAAGCTTCTCTTCCAGGACTTTTATATTATCAAACTCGTTGGTGTAAACATATCTATGCAGCTCTATGGTCTATGAAACATGATGAAGGTAATGATAAATTTAACTTTGAAGGAAGATACCAACAAAGTGGACCTAACGTAAACATAACTATCACTAATCATGGATTGCTTGTTAATAAAAGAGTAAGCATTGATTTCACAAGTGGTGATTTAATAGATGGACAATATGTAATCAGCTCTGTTCCAGATGAAAATACAATTGTAATTGTTTATCCTTTCTCTGGAACTACACAGGGAGACTGTTCTGTAAGTAATTTAAAAATACATGAGTATGTTGATACCTGGCTGCTTGAACCAAATGATCAGCCAGCTGGTAATGCATTAGAAAAATTCTATAAGAATTTTGAAAAAGAACAAGATAGAACTAAGAAGGCTGCTGAACGTATGGCACTTCTGGGTTATGGATTACCCTGGACAGGAAATAAAGATATTGAATTTGGACAGAGAAATGAACCTGAAGAGACTGCTCAGTTTGATCCTACTCTTGTGACTATGAAGCTTACAGATACTATCAGACGTGAAGAAAATGAATTAAACCGTGATGGAAAAATATTAAATAATGCAGCTACCACTTTAATGTCTATGCAGAAAGTTCTGAATCTAGATTTTGATCTGATAGAAGATGTACGTATTGGCTTACTTACTCAACCGCTGACTGACTTTACTCCTGACTTTCAATTTGGAGAAGTTGAAGGTGGGACATATTTAAATGGAGAAAGAGTTACAGGTGTAGGAATAAGTTCTATGGATTGCTCAACTTATAATCCAGTTGTGGAGCAAACCATAAACGTAGATGCAGGACTCTATATAAATTAAATATGACTATACAGATTCAGACTAGAAGATCAAGTCTACTAAATGACAGACCAGTACCAACTCGAATAGCAGCTGGTGAACTTTGTGTAAATATAAATTCTGGAGACCCTGGATTATTCTTTGCAGATAATGTTGCTTCTCCTAGTACAGGCTTAATTAAAGTTGGACCTATTCATGTAGGATCTACTCAACCTAATAATTCACCTACGGGATTCAATAGTTTCTCTAAAGGTGAATCCTGGCTTGATACATCAAGTACAGAATTATTCAGAGTACATAATGGAACAGATTGGAAGTATGCAAAAGCAATAGCCTCTGTAACTAATACAGGGTTTCCATCTAATCCAGTTAATGGTCAACTACATTTTATAGAATCAACAACTACTTTACACATATATAGAACGAGTATTGGTGGATGGACTGCAATAAACTAAAAGAAAAGTGTGACTGTGAGCACTGCAAAAATATTGAGGCACAAATTAAACGTAATGAAAATAAAAAAGATACCTGGTTTAAAGGAAGTAGAAACAGAGACTTGTGATAAAAAGTTAATTAAGCTTAATCTCAAAGCACAAAAATGTAAGACACGTAAGAAAGCTATAAAAATACTTTCTAAACTTACTTAGAGTTCTGTTTAATCATTAGTTCTAGGATTCTATCTAGTTTTTGATGGACTATATCCATCTCACGAATGAAATCCTGTTTTAAAACATAGCCACGTACCATGTCATCCTCCACACGATTGATTTCATCTTGCAACTTGTTAAATCTTCTCTGAATTTTATCATTGAATCCATTTAAAGATTTTATAACACCAGTGAAAGCTGCTAATCCACTGGTCACGGCAATGGCAATAACTTCTGGATCCATTAAATCTTTTGTTTCTCTTTATCTATATTCTAAAGGATTTAACAACTTACAATAAATATATACAGATTTTAAAATTAGATGTCTAGTTCTGAAGCAAATGTAGAAGGTGCAATAAAAGTTCTGGTAGATATATTGACAGCTAACGGATTTACTAAAGCTCGTGCTCCTTATGAGAATAATTTCCGAGGTTTAGTTGATGCAATAATAGATTTGAAAGAAGGTTTTCCTACTTTCTCACCAGCAGATCGTATTGGTTTTAATGCAACTGTATTTGAAAATGTGACTGAAGGGGATGCTTTATTCATGCGTACTGCCGATGGTCAGGTAGGAAAAGCTAGTGCAGCTAATGGTGCTTTAGAGAACGCAGTTGTTGTAGGCTTTGCTAATAACACTGCTACTGTTAATGGAACTGTGAAAGTAATAGTTGCAGGAACAATAGATTTATCAGGTTTAGATGCAGGAGATCTTTACTTTTTATCACCGACTACAGCCGGAGCTATCACACTTACACCACCATCTGGCTCAGGTCAGGCAGTTACTCGTGTAGGTGAAGCTGCTACAACAACCAAATTGGCTACTCATATAGAAGCCCCAGTTCTCTTAGTATAATGGCAGGCGAAACTAATCATAGACCTTATGCTTCTAATTTTGGAGGTGTTGTAGGTGCTCTTCTTGATTTTAAAGATACAGCTCCATCTGATTCTGGGTTTAAACTTTTTGGTGTAGAGCTAGTTTGTTTTGAAGATGTAACTCAAGGCAATGCACTTTATATAAGAGCCAGTGATGGGAAAGTCGGTAAAGCAAGAGCAAACGGAACATTAGATGAAGCAACTGTTTTTGGTGTTGCAGAGACTACAAAGACTACAGGTGAACTTGTAAGAGCAATAGTAGTAGGTCAGGCAGCTGTAGCACAGACATTGGATGCCGGAGATATTTTCTTTGTTTCGGCTGTAACTCCAGGTCTTCTTACTAAAACCCCACCATCTGGTTCAGGTCAATTTGTGACTCGTGTAGGTGAAGCTCCTAATACAACAGAAATAACTGTACAAATAAAGCGACCTATTCGATTGGGGTAAAATTGTTAAAGATAAAATAGAAGAATAAAAAAAGTTTTTTATTAGATAAGGAACTAACAGTAGTAATTAAAAGATGGCAACTCGTAAGGCGATTACGCTGGTAAGTGGTTTATTCCAAGAAGTTAACACTCCTACGGATAAATTAGACTTTGCTGGTAATACTACAGCCGACCTTGGAGAGAATACTAATTTATATTTTACAAATGCCAGAGCTAGAGGAGCAGTATCGGTAACTGATGCTGGAGGTCAGGGAAGTCTTGCTTACAACAGTTCAACTGGAGTAATCACATATACAGGTCCCTCCAGTGCTGATACCAGAGGTGAGCTGAGTGTAGCCTCCGGATCTGGATTAACTTACAACTCTGGAACTGGAGAGTTTGGAACCAGTGCAATACCTAACTCTCAATTAGCGAATGATGATATAACTATCGGAGGCACTGCAGTTGCACTTGGTGCTACGGCTTCAACAATTGCTGGGCTCACTTCATTGGCATCTACCACTTTAATTTCTGGTGTTGCTGATGCAGTAAATGCTATATCAATAGCCAGTGGAAATATTACATTTGAAGGATCAACTGCAGATGCAAATGAGTTAATATTAACTGCTGCAGATGCAAGTGGAGGAGATAAAACTCTTACATTGCCAAATGAAACAGGAACAATATTAACAAGTGCATCTTCAATTGCTAACAGTAATTTAGCTAACTCAGCTGTAACAATTGGAAGTACAAGTGTTTCTTTAGGAGCAACAGCTGGAACTATAGCTGGTTTAACATCTTTAGCTTCAGGAACTTTGATAGCAGGAGTAGAAGATGCAGCCAATGCCATTGAGATTGGAAGTGGAAATATTACATTTGAAGGCTCTACAGCTGATGCGAATGAGATAATACTTACAGCAGCCGATGCTTCCGGTTCAGATAAAACAATAACT